TTCATTCCGCCTGTATGGTATGGCATAGGTTTAAATTTAACTCTATATATACTAGAATAACCTTGAATGAGGTAAAAAGCATTGTTAACCGCTAAAAAGATGCAAACAATAATGAATGAAGTTATTGGCGGGAAGATAGTAAAAGAAAACGAAACAGGCGAAGCAAAAAAGTTCAGACAAGAAATCGTTGCATCTGTAAAAAGGACAAGAAGGATTGCAAAAGAAAAAGGAATAAAGAATACTGTCATCGACTTTACTCCTGAATTTCCATAAAAAAAGCCCCCTCAGAATCGCCTGAGAGGTGCTTGTAAAACTCTTCGCTTATGATTGTACCTACTAAAAAGCCCCTTTCGGGGCTGTTCGCTTTAGCGGTAAAGATAGCTTCCGTATGGGTCAGCATTAGCAAAACATCTTTTGCGGCTTGCTTCATCTAAAAGATCATATCTCGCGCCTTTTGCGGGGGCGTTCCACCCTGCGGCTTTGTAAACAAGACCTGTATTCATATCAACAAAGCTATGAACACTTAGTTGATTTGTATTTTTACCATCGCGACCAACAACAATTTGAGTGATCTTATAAAAACGTTTTCCATTTCTTTTGTAGAAATTGTAATCGTTTGTTTTGTTGTTAAGAACTTCAAGGTATTCTTCAACAAATTTGTCGATAAGGTTTGTTTTTTCTGTGATCTTATCGAAGTGTTCTTTAGTTAAAAAGGTTTTCATTTGTTTGATTGGTTTTGAACAATTTAATTATAATATAATTAATAGAGGGTGTCAACCCCCTAGAAATTATAGTCGTAGAAAGCCCGCCATCCTTTGCCCAAGGCTGTAGGGTTTCGAGAAGAATCGCCGCATTGACACCATGTTCCGTCCTGTCTTAAGCCGAACTTCATAAGACCGCCTTTTTCATTTCTTGTGATGTCGTATTGAAGCTCACGATTGTTTGTGCAATGGCCTGCGAATCCGCCGGGGATGATGTTTGGCCTTACTTCTTTGTTTAGTTTGTAGTTATCCATTTGAACAGTAACGAATTTTTTTGTTCTCTTGATAACTGTGCAGGGATGAACGTCAGAATAATAATAAACTGCCGCTTGATCGCCGACTTTTGGATTGAAGTTGTGAGTTACGTTTCCCATTGGTTTAGTTGGTTTGTGAACAATTTAATTATAATAGAATTAAATAAACTTGTCAACCCCTAATAAAAAACCCCCATTTCTGGGGGCGATATTGTCAAGAGCCTGCAAGTCTTCTTTGTCTTGTGGTTGCTACCTGTCGGCCTAGCCCTGCCCTTGCGCCTGCGCTACTGCCTGCGCGTGAGCCTGAACCGCCTGAAGTGAATCCACGACCTGATCTTAACTTCGGATATTTTTCATCGCGTAAGGCAAGCGCTTTTGAATCTTCAATCTCATTTTTTCCGCGAACTCTGATCGCACTAAGATTGATTCTTTTGCCTTGTTTCATTTCACGGCGTCCTTCTTTTTCTTCCTGTCTTTTGATTTCGCCAAGACGTGATTGAACTTTCCAAGCCCAAGCTTTTCTGAAGCTTGAATTAAATGTCGCATCGAATCCGCCGCGAACTCCTTTGCGTTCATCTTTCAAAGCGCGTTCACACGCTTCGATAAGATATTCAGCATAAAGATCAATCTGAACTTTGTTGCCTTTGGTCGCGAAAATGTCGAAGCATTTACCTTTGTAAGAGTTGCCGATAACTAAACGGCCATTGAAAAAGTTTACGCAAGCTGAAACAATAATTTGTTCATGTGGTTTGACTCTTGTGAAATGTTCAAATCCGTTTGCGTCTTTCCAAGTCCAATTGATAGCTTCTTTCAGGCTTGGGTCTTCGATACCTTCTTTGACTCTTTCTTCAAGTTGGTTCAAAGTAATTCCGTACTTTTTAAGAAGTTGCTCTAGCTTTTGTTGAGCCGCGGCTTTTTCATTCTTGTTTGAACTAGAAGTCAAAGCCAGAAGTTTAGAAAGAAAAGAAAATGAATCTCTCATGTTGGTTTGATTTGTTTGTGAACATTTTAATTATATCATAATAGATTTAACAAGTCAACCCCCCTAAAAATTAATCCTAAAAAAAATTGATACTTGACAAATCTAATTAATTATATTATAATAGGATTGAGGGTCAAACCTCAGAAACTTGAAAATTTAAACAAATTAAACAAAAGGAGGTTTATGAAAAAACCTAAATCTTGGGCGCAACTTCTTGAGCATCCAGAAATTCATTCAATTGATGATGGACGCAAAGAGTTTCCAGACTCGGGAGAAATGGAGATTTACATTTCCATACATGACGAGGTCGAAAATCCAGTTACAGGAGAAAAAGGCGGCGGTTTCTTTGTCGGCTCTTTCAAAGACGCATTAGATCATTTCCGATGCGATTGGGATTAGCAATCGCCCCCTTCGGGGGGCTTCAAACAAGTTAAACAAATTAAACTAAAAGGAGAAATTCTTATGTCTGAATTAGGATGTGACTCTTTATACTTTGGAAACAAAGTCCAAGAGATCAAACAACTCAAAGCCCCTTACGTTCTAAGGACGGATGGTAACAAAGAGCTAATACAAGCTCAACTATTACCAAGGGTCGGTCAAGAAGTAAATGTTTCTTGGTTAGCAAATCACGAAACAGGTCGAAACTGTCATCAAACACAATTGTCCATACAAGGCCAACTTGAAGGATTAGTAAACAATGAAGGCGAGGGAACTTATAGAGTTCTTATAAATGACCAAACCTACACTTACTTCTTCGATAGTAATATCTGGCAGATTAGTCAAAAAGACAAAGATGCTCGATTAATTATTCTTATCGACAAGACCTCAAAGACAGATTACAACTATCAAGAAAAAGTTGACCCAATCGGATATGCTTTAGAACTTGAAAGTCGTGGCCTGATCTAATTATTACTTCGCCCCTTCGGGGGCGTTTACTTATCCATCCATTTTTCAAACAGGCTGTCAGGTTGAAACGCTTTTGCCAAGAAATTACCATAAAGATTATTGTCTAATATCTTTAATCCATCTTTCTTTGTGAAAGTCGCAACCAGTATTGCTTCGCCCGCTTTGTTCATATCGTAAAGTTCAAAGTCATCAAAGATGCCGTTCTTTATCGCTTCAGGAACTATTTCAGATACTTTTCTGTGAACATTGCGAACATATTCTGGAAGCACCCTTCGGCCTGTTTTTATATATCTTTGATAGTTTCTTTCAAGCGCTGTTGCAATTTCGGCTGTCGCATATTTGGCGCGAACTGTCATCCCGCGATCTGTCATCGTTTTTATTTTTTTGGTCAAACTGGCAACACTTCCATCGCCTGTTCCATCCAACATTGTGTGATACCTTCGCTGTGCCGATTCTCTTTGAATTAATTTAGAAATCCAACTCGACTCTTCGTGAACATAGTTTGCGGCGTTTTCTGCGATCTTTCCGCCCTTGGCTTTCATCGCATTAAATTCAGGCAAACGCTTTTTGATTTCATCAGCATCAATAACAACAGTTCCCTTTGGCAATGGCGATTTTTTCAGCATGATTGATTTACCAGAAGCCGACCCGCCGCCTGTCATAAAGAAGATCGGATTCTTTTGCGCCTTCGGGTTATTCTCCGCAATAACATCTTCAATAATTCTTCGATGTAATTCCTGACGTTCTGGCGTCCATCTTGTAAGGTTTGACGGCTCCGCGTTCTCTGCAAGCGACCCGTCTGAATATCTTTGCCAAGAAAGTTCCGCGCCCTTTCTTTCTCGAACAACATCAGGAACAATTTTAATTTTTTCTGCATTTCTACCATATGCGGCCTGCAACTGCGCCAAAGTTTTTTCTGAACCATCAACAGCAACAAATTTTCTGATCGCCTGATCGCCGCCATATTTTTTTGACAATTTATCAAAAAATCGAACTTTTTTTGCTCCGAGTGCTTTTGCCTTTATTGTTTGCGATTGACCCGAAAGCCAAGTTCCATATGATTGCCCTGCGGGTACTAGACCGCTTTCTGATGGCCTAAAACCTCTGCGTCTGGGCGCTTCGATCTTACGACCAAAAACACGGCTTAAATTGTCATAATCTATTTCGGCAACTGTTCTTGACCTGCAATTGAAATGCTGTGGCGGCTCCGGCCCTTTTCCATATTCAAATACCTGTTGATCTAATGAACGACAACGGGAACTGGTTCTGCTATCCAAGGTTGCAAGATAACGATATTTTTTTGTTGCATCTGGGTTTGCCTTATAAACTTGTTGCGCCGCGACATTACTTACTTGATTTATTGATGTTCTGACGATTGTTTGAATCTGCGGGTTTGCAAGCATCATTGACGCGCCACGCATTGCC